TCGAAATTAGTTCTGCTAACCGCATTGTTTGCATACACACAATTCATGCGGAAAAGACCTGTCTGATAAACGCTTGACACAGCGACACCATCTAGACCCTCTAGTGTACATATAGCACCAAGCGGCGTTGCGCTCGAACAGCCAGAGACATGAGTATAATTAGTATTACCCATATTACTTGAAAAGTTCATACTAAACTCACCAACTCCGTTATCAGATATACTGGAAACATTATGGCTATCGTTTACTGACGCTCCACTCATACTCAAACTTACCCAAGCCTTCGCAGAGCCATTGACCACATAGCCTGTCTCTACTGTATCGGTGCCGTCAGAGATGTTGCTTACATTGAGGGTACTCATGCTAGGTCTCCGAATACTACATGTGCGTTATTAACGTCACGGTTGGTCCTGTTTAATGTTGAGTAAACATGGATGCTTTCAAAGGAGTAACCTGTAGTTGCCTTTGTGCCATTGGTAATATCAACATTAAGCATTGAGGTTCCAGTTGCCCCATCTTCCGTCCCAAAGCTATATGCATAAGTTGCGTTGCCCATTGCAGAAGTATAGGAAACAGCCCCGTCCCCTGTGCCTACGTCAGTCAGAGAGGTGATATTTATGCTGTCTGTGATAGAGGATTGGCCAGAAGGAATAGTAACCCAAGCCGCCGCAACGCCTGAGACTGCACGACTAGCTGTTTCACCCGTGGCTTGGATGTTTGTGACCTTTAATGTACTCATGCTAGGTCTCCGTGGATTGTAGTCATATTCCTATTCAAGTCCACTTGAGTAGTAGCACTGCTCGTCTGTTTCCACCCGTCGAATTGAACCTGACTAGCGGTGTATGTGTGGGGACTTAGATCATAAAAACTAGCACTTGCATCAACGTCATTTGCGCCAGTAGTCACCGACTTTGAAAGGGTATCCTTAAAGTCATTTGTAAAATTTACACTAGAGTAGCCAGTGCCAAGGTCGCCTCTACTAGAAACATTAAAGGAGTCTCTCGTGGCGTTACCTCCATTGTTGTCCCAATGACACCAAGCCTTAGCCGCACTCTGCTTGTACAAGTCGATAGGGCCAGTGCCAGTCGCATCACTTATCGTATTTGCTCTAATATCAGACAATGGACAAGTTCCCTCCAGTTGTGACTGTCAGAGTAACACCTGCTGCTACAGCCAATGGGCCAGTTGCACTTGCGTTTTCATCTGCGTCGATTGTTGTGTTAGTGTTGAGGGTCTGCTCATTGATGCGGAAGATGTCGCCAGCCCGTGAACCTACAGTCCCGTTGTCACCCTTAAACATGCCACCGCCTGAGACGTTAGCCACCTCAAACGTGGTGTAAGCGACGACCTCAAGGATGTCGTCTGCTGCTGCGCCTGACGCAAGGATTACATCGGAGCCATTAGCCGCTGTGTAGTCTGAACCGTTGTTGAGGAAGATACCGTTGAGGTACACGTCCAAGAACTGTGGTGTGTAGCCGCCAGTGGCAAAGCTAGTCTGACCTGCGGTGCAAGTGAAAGCATCACGGGTCTGGGTTGCCTGTGGTACTGGCTGCGTGCCGATGTATCCTGACATTAGAGTACCTCTGCTGCTTCAGCTTCCGCTTGACGCTCTGCGGCTGTCTTGACGACACCGTGTTCGAAGGCGTGTGCCACGATAGCTTCACGGGTCAGCGGGATGGCCTCACCGTTGTCTAGGCAGTGCTGGACTGTTAGCTGCACGATTTCGTCGTTAGCAATACGACAGCGTTCTGTTACTGCGTTTTCTGCCCAGTCTTGTGGGGAAAGTGCAACGTACTCTAAGCCCTTAAATTGCGTGTCTGTCAGTGTAACTGTAATATCAGGCATAACGCCCTCCTGTAGTTGTGTGGGGTTAGCCAATGAGGTAGCCACTGAATGAAGATGCTGTGCCTTGACCAACGGAAGCATTAAGATCTAGGTTTCCTGATAAATTAACTCCAGTACCCCAGTACCCCCGCGATTCAATATAATCTCCCGCACTGCAATATAGCATCACCGTCGTTGATGTACCGTGAGAAGCAGATGGCCCCTTAGAAAACATACGCTTTCTCTCAGTTCCGTTTTGGTAAACCTTAACTTCAAAAACGATAGAACTAGCCTGACGAGACGTCGCTGTGTGGTTGAATACATATGTTCCCGAAACAGGGGCTGTGAAACGTCCATTACTGGTGTTGTAGTTATTACCTATGTCAAACATCTTGTGGTTATAAATCACTTGAGCAGAACCGCTTGACGTATTGAAGGCATTTGAGTTGTGTCCCGCTGAAAAAGCTGGCTGATACGGCGTAGTGACACGGCCTGATGAGTCGATGGCTAATGCGGTTGTTGTAGACCTTCTAATATTAACAACATCAGAGCTATCAATATCAATTTTTAAAGAAGTACCTGCACCGCCATTTCGCTGCATATAGAAACCAGAGTTTTGTCCATCTCCAGATGCTTGGTCAATCACTAAACGGTTATTTGATACACTTGTCGTTGTGCCTAGCGCCAACGCCTCAGCACTAGCATCCCAGAAGAACTTTGCAGTGGTGCCAGTGTCCTCGTAGAAGCTGATGTCGCCTGTTGAGGTATCAACCTTGAAACGGTCAGTGCCAAAGTCTGTTTCTACACGAAACTCCGCATCTGATTTAACAACTGTAGCAAATGTGTTGCTATTCAGAATAATGCTTTCCGCAGCAGATGACGCAATAACGAGATTGTCAAACCCATCGTCACCAATCGTATGCCCATCACCCACAGTCAGCCCATCGCTGGTGATAGTCCCAGTGACGCTCAGATTACCAGCCATGGTATCGCCAGCCTTAGCTACAAACTCAGCGTCAGCTTCTGTTCGATTGTATCCGTCTACAAGTGTAACGGATGCCTTTGATCCAATGTATCCCGACATTATGTTTGCTCCAGTACACTCACGATAACATCGCAGGACGATGCAGTATCGGACGTCACAACAACTGTATCTGTAGTCTCCAAGATGATCTTGCCATCCAAGACAGACAAAGCGGAACCAGCAGGAATAGGGATACCTTTAGCGAGGTAAACACCAGCCACTTGTGCGTCCACAGCAATCTGAGAGGCTGAAGTGTTAGCGAGGTTGCAGCCAATCATAACAGCAGTAGTAGCACTTGGAACTGTGTATGTCGTTGTTGCACCAGTACCTACCGATGCTGACGTGTAATTCTTGAATGTATTAGCCATGATCTATCCTAATGCGATTGCGAGGGCCAAGGCGCTGCTTTCAGCGTCTGCCGCTGTTGTGTAGCCCGCCAAGGCGTGATTGCCCCAGCCATGCGCTGTGTCTGCGTTTGCACCCTGAGCAGCCGTTGCCGTGGTTGTGTCCACGTACTGCTTTGTGGTTGCCTGTAGGCCCGCAGTGGGGTCCGCATTAAGCACCAAGCTGCCCGACATTGTGCCGCCAGCAAGTTCCAGCTTGTCTGCGTTTAGATTGGTGAAGTTTGCGTCAACTTCCGTGTGAGTTAGTGACGAACCTTTGCCGGATCGCGTTACGATGGTCGTCATGCGTCACCTCAGTCTAAAGTTACATCAATGTCGCCCGCTGGGATGCGAAGAACGTCAGCAGTGTCGATTGTTTTCGATGTCGTTAAAGCAGCGTATGCAATCTGGTTGCCACCAGTCGAAGCGTCGTAAACCGCGATGTGCGTAATCGTACCCCAAGAGCCTGTGGCCGATGGATACTCAATTACGTTGCTGGTTGTCGCCGCATTGCCGCTCACAGTGAATGTGGCCGCTTGGCGGGCATATCCACTGCCAGATAGCTCAGTGCCACCCTGCGCCTCACCCGGATCGGACGTAAACAGCCCAATATACCAAGATGTAGGGCGTGTAACTGATGACGCATTAAACGCCCAGTTCAGAATGTATGTTTCGTATGTGTTGGAAAAGCTCATGATAGCCCTCTGATTTTAAGGCGACGACCAGAGCCACCAAATTTAACGGATTCACTCTCAGCGTTTATAGCATCAATTGCGCTCTGATACAAAGCGGCCCAAACCGTTATGCGGGCGTCGTCTGCCAAGTATGGTGCTGAGTGAACCAGTGCGCCGTACAAGTAGGCGTCGGGGTGGTTTTCCAGCAGCCAATTGCTCGTGTTGATGTCGCTCAAGCCGTCAATTTTGCTGTAATAGTACAACTCAGTCGCTGTGATTGCCGCTGGCGTTGGGAATAGCTCAATTTCGCCTGCCGTAAGTGCATAATAGCGCGGAGAGCCAGAAGTGTCTCCGTTATTCATGCGCCGATCAAGCATTTCACTCTGGCTAATCATCTCAAGCGTTGAGTGATTGCCGCCAGACACGCCAAATCGGATAACTTCCAAGAAGTCGCTTGGCACATCGCTGTATCGCGAGTTTAAGTTGGCATTGCTGCGCTTTTCCTGACGCCAGTGGCGTATCTTGCGCTGCATATCAGCTTCAGCCAACGAAATGAACGTCGGGGTGGCTGTGTCTAGGTCGTCGCGGTTGAGAAAGTCAGTAATTGACGTTTTCAGCTCTGCGTATGTTGTGATGGCCATTACTGCAACAATCCTCGCTTGTATTGCTCTTCATTAGCACGTTTTTGCTCTTCACGTAAGGCTAGTAAGCCAATTGGAGCCACACCAACGCCTGCTGATAGGTTTTTCAAGTTAGCAAGACGCGGATCAAAGCGGGCAAATTTGGAGCGAACTAAATTAGGAGACAGCCTGACATCTACATTAGAAGGCTTGGAGAGGTCTTCCATGTACTGCTTTTGAAGCGCACGCTCCTGCTCTTTTGTGTATCCTAAATTTTTAAACTTATTGGAATTAAAGCCTGCTCCCGTATCGACTATATCTTCAAATTGCACACCACTTCGCCCCTCGCGGCTGGCGGCGGTTTCAATCTCCCTCGTCGATATTTTCTGGCCTTCCGCCCAATCAAGCCACTCAGCAACGGCAGGGTCTTTTACATCACTCACGTTAAGCTGACTCCAGCCTGCGCCGCCACCCTCAACCAATGTGTCGCCGAGCTTACTTTTGGTCATAATTGGATAAATTCCAGCGCCTTCCAATCCTTTATTATAAGTGCTGGCAAGTGTTGGGTTATCTGATGAAAAAACATTACCACTGAAGCCATTTATGTCTGAATTGGTGCCGTGATAAAGGCTTTTATTAACATCAAAGCCAGCAGCCTCAGCCCGCGCCATCCGCGATGCCTCGTCCATCGGCAAGTCCATGCCAGTTGCACCGCTTTGGTACAGGTCAAACAATTCCGAATTGTCCTGAGCCGTAAGTTTACCCAACATTTCGTCGGTTACATCATCCGCGCGGCCAGATGACAAAAGGCCAGCGATTTCCTGCGCTGGGGATGATGGATCATACCCAAACTCGTGGATACTGTCGCCATTCGTAAATATCTCGCCTGCTTTGACTTTTCTTTCGATAATGTCAAAGTCGCCGCCCAATGCAGCTTCACCATGATCTTGAGCATACTGCTTGTTTACAGTGACCCAGTCGCCAGCGTTTAAATCTTTCACGCCCTTCGGAGTTGCGCGGTAAATCGTCACTTCGGCGTCAGGCTGACCGCGCAACGATTGAAG